AGTCGTATGAGGACGAAAAGCTCAAATCCGAGGGTCGGTTGGAGGAGCTCATGCAGAATCAGACCGAGCGTATGGAGAAATCGTACGCGGACAGGATCGCGAAGCTCGAGACCAACGCGAAAAAATCCGAGGAAAAAGCGGCGCGATATTATCAAAAATTGCAATCCACCACCATCAACGACGCCGTGACCAGGGCGGTCACGGACACTGCCAACGTCCGCAAGGGGGCCATGACGGACATACTCGCCAGGGCGGGTAGAGTTTGGCGCATCGATGACAACGGTAAAATGATTGCGAAAAACGCCGCCGGGGAAACGCTGTACGGCAAAAACGGCGACGAGCCTTTGACGCTCACGGAGTGGGCCGAGGGGCTGAGCAAAGACGCGCCGTTTCTGTTCGAGTCGAGCAAGGGCGGTGGCGCCCCCGGCGGGGGTAAAACCGGGGGGGAAAAGACCATCCCGGCCGGGGATAGTAAAGCTTTTATGGCAAATCTCGAGGACATTGCATCCGGGAAAGTGGAAGTCGTGTAAAAAATGGGCGGGGCCCGATAAAAAAATGTCTTATGGATTGCGGGGCGTGAAATAAGGCGAAAACCGCAAACATATTAAAAATAAAGGGTTTTTAAAATGGCAAATGATATCACAAAGGTTATACCGAAACTATTGGCACAGGGCCTGATGGCGTTGCGTGCAAATTCTGTGATGCCGCGCCTTGTAAACAGAAACTTCTCCGGCCTGGCGGCGAGAAAAGGCGACACCATCGATGTGCCCATTCCATCGGATGTCACTGTGTCGGATGTCACCGCCGGCGTTGATGGGAGCGGTCAAACCGACCTGTCACCGACGACTGTGCCCATCAGGCTCGAAAATTGGAAACAGGCGTCTTTTTTGCTGACCGACAAAGAAATACAAGAGGCGATGGAAGGCATCATCCCCATGCAGGCGTCGGCGGCCGTCAGCGCGCTGGCGGACTACGTAGATACCGACATCCTCAATGTCTACAAATGGTCGACAACTCACATCGGGACGATTGGCACGACGCCATTTGGCTCGGACGTTAACATAGCGCTCGAGGCCGGCAAAGAGCTGACCGGAAAAAAAGCGCCGAAGTCGGACCGGCGGTTCATTCTGGACACGGGAGCGGAATTCAACGCGCTCAAGCTCACGCCGTTCCAGTATGTCAACCAGTCCGGGTCGACCGAGGGCATTAGGGATGCGGAGATCAACCGCAAGCTGGGATTCGACTTTTATACGAGCCAAAACGTCCCCACCTACACCGTCGGAAAACCGGTGAATTTTAGATCCGACGGCAGTTTTTCGATCGGGGCCAGGGACATACACATTGACAAAGGCACGAACGGGACGGGCGCGGCAACCGAGGGCGACCTTTTTACTTTTAGCGCCGGCGGTGGTGTTACGTCGGGCCCTTATTCGGTCGTAAAAATCACATCCGGCCCGACCGGCGCGCAAAAAGATACGGACATCAGGATTTCACCGGCGCTGACGCACGCGTTGCCGGATAATTACGTGCTGACGTTTACCCTGGGGACGACCGCCGGGGACACGAGCCCCCAAAATCTTGCATTCCACAGGGACGCGATCGCTTTTGTGACGCGCCCGATGGGAGATGTCGGGTTCAGCTCAGGCTCGATTTTTCAGACCGAGGTGGATCCGGTTTCGGGGCTGGTCCTGCGGCTTGAGGTCACCCGTGAGTTCAAGCAGACCCGATTCTGTTTTGACATCCTCTACGGAGTGGGGGTATTACGGCCCGAGCATGTGATCCGTGTATTAGGATAACAGTCATGGCAATAACTCTGACGGCCGATGCCGGGAATACTGACAGCAACTCGTTTGTGACGGTCGATGACGCGGACGATTATTTCGCGGAGCGGCTGTACGTGGACGATTGGCCGGATGACCAGGAAGAGAAAAAAAAAGCTCTGATCTGGGCGTCCGGTCTTATCTCCCGATCGTACCGGTGGAAGGGCCGGCGTGCGAAAAGCCAGCAGAAACTGGCTTTTCCGCGAACCGGTCTTTACACACTCGATCTCTATGAGGTCGATGACGCGACCTATCCCGACATCATCGTTACCGCGACATGCGAGCTGGCGCTGTTTCTGTCCTCGGGCGACCCGTCGTCCGACTCGCCGTTCGATGTCGGGCTGACCGAGATCAAGGTGAGCTCGATCGGCCTCAAATTCGACAAAAACGCGGTGTCCGGCGGGAGCGGCATGGACGCAAACGGGATTCCCGAGAGAATCTCGTCGCTATTTTCGGATTTTTACCATTCCGCGGTCGGTGACGGTGACGGGCAGATACCGATGGTGCGCGCATGAGCATGGACATCAAGGGCATGGTCGGGCAGGGAGTCGGTGTCGCGTTTGACATGTGCTCTCAGCTTTTGGTTGATGTTACCCTGTCGCGCGAGGTCACGGGCGACTACGACACGGACACCGGGACCGTGACCAGCACGGAGGAGAGCGTTGAGGTCAAAGGGATTTTTGTGGATGCGAAAAATATCGACTCCGAGCTTGTCTACCCGAGCGGCGTGCTCGGAAATGTCGTGGAGATCGGCGACAAGGTCCTGCTGGTCAAACCGCAGGACGTGACCATCGATATGGGCAACGACCTGGTGGTGTCCGCAGGCTCTGAAACCTGGAGCGTCGTGGATTTCGTGACGGACCCGACCGGCAACCTGTATGAGATACACGTGAGGGGGACGAAACGATGAGCGACATCAACCGGCAATTTCGCGTCGACCTGGACGAGTTTTCCAGGCAGACGGGCATTGCGGCGGGGCTGCTGGCAAAACACGTCGCCCTGAGGATTTTTACCGGTGTCGTCCGGCGCACCCCCGTTGACACCGGGATAGCGAGGGCATCGTGGGATGTCGGCATCGGTGCCGATCCGGGGCCGTCGATCGCCACGATCGAGTCCGTCGCGAGCGGGGATGTCTTATCAAAGGCCGCTAAAATCAGTGCTGCCGGGCCCTATACCGCCATATATATATCCAACTACGTGCCGTACATCGTCTACCTGGAGGAGGGTCGATCCAGCCAGGCCCCGTCCGGCATGGTCGAGGTAACGGTCAACGAAGCCAAAAGCGAGCTGAGAAGCCTTACAAGATGATTGCCTTTGAGGATGTCCACAAGCTTTTCGAGGATGAGCTGACCGAGACCGTGGTCGGCATGCCGGTCGAGTATGACAACGTGCCCGACGGCGAAGACCTCAAGGACGCTAAAAGCGGCAACGAAAAATGGGCGCGGGTCGTGGTTCGCGAGGGCGGCGGCCGGGCGGTGTCCTGCGGCGGCAATGTCCTGAGACGATTCACCGGGCTCGCGATAGTGTCGCTGTTTTATCCGCGTGGCACGGGCGCGCGGGCTCTGAGATCGAAAGCGTCCGCCATCGCCGATCATATCGTGAAACAGGACTGTAAAAACGTGGACATAATAACGCCGTACCTGGTGGTGGTCGGCGATTTCGAGGACTGGCACCAGGCAAACCTGATGATCCCGTTTGAGGCGGATCAATTTACGGATTAACTATAATAGCTGAGGAGCAATAATCATGGCTACATGTAACGATCAAATAACGACCGCCGATACCGGCGGTGTCGAGCTGCGCTATATCGAGGAAGACTGCTGGGGCGAGGATATGGCTTCCGGCAAACTGAAAAAAATGCGTTTTACCAGCGAGTCTCTGGGAGTTGACAGGGATACGGTGGTCTCTGACGAGATTAACAGCGACCGGCAGATTAGCGATCTGATTCCCACCAATTTCAGCGCATCGGGAGACATCAACTGCGAGCTGAGCAGGAGCACCTACGACGATTTCATAGCCTCGGCGCTCGGCGGCCAGTGGGACGAGCTGTACGAGATGAGAGATTCCCACAGCGTTGCGAATGTCTCTGTGAACACCGCTAAAAGACTTGTATATCCGGTCACTGATGCCCCCGGTGTGGCTGTCGGAGACGTCATAACCACGAGCGGTTTTGACGAAGCCGTCAACAACGGCACATTCAAAGTAAGTATAGTAAGCACCCAGTACGTCACGGTGCAGCCTCTGAGCGGCGGGACTGATTCCCCGTTGGTGGAAGAAGCCGGATCGGCGACTAAAGAGATTACAACAAAAATTTCGAGCCTGCCCGGTGTCTCCATCTGGTCGAAGGACTCGGGCTATCTGATCTATACCTCGGAGACCGTTCGGGATGGGGCGAACCTGTTGGTGGGAAATCTCGTCAAATTGTATAATTTCGCGACCGACGCGAACAACGTCAACGTGCTGGTAACGGCACCCGTACTCGATGGCACATCCTACGGCCATACTATTTTGCACCATTCCGAGCTGACCGGAGAATCCAATGTCCGGGTCGGTTTTCTCGGCAGTCGCATAACTAACGGAGGCGACGAGATATCATTTTACATCGAAAAAGAGTTCACCGACATCGCCGACGGATCGACCAAAAGGATACTGTCCTACTCGGGCATGATGGTGGACCGAATGTCCATCAGCGTGGAGGCCGAGGCCAAGACGACCGTTGCGTTTTCGTTTATGGGAAAAACCGGCGCGACGAGAACGTCGACGCTTCTCGACGATCCCGAAGAGGCGACCACCACCGATGTCCTGACCAGCACCGCGAAGGGCGCGACCTACATAAGCTGGGAGGATTCGGCCGGCGACACGCAGAGCATTGATGACGCGGTCATCCGGTCACTAACTCTCGATGTTGCCAACAATTTGCGGAACAAAACGGCTATCGGGACATTGGGCAGCATCGATGTCGGTCAGGGCCGGTTCTCGGCGACCGGGACGTTTTCGATGTATTTACGGGATTTCAATCTATACGAGAGATACCTGTCAAACGATTCATTCGCGATAATGTTTACCATCGGCGACATGGACAACGACGACTGCTACGGGTTTTATATGCCGAGAGTCAAGATAACGAATTCGTCAATCGTGGCCGGCGGCCCCGACCAGGATGTCATGGTGGATATAGGATACCAGGCACTCAGGGGCGACACTGATGACGCGGACAGGACTCTGTACATCTCGAAAGTGGCGTAAA